ATTGACGGTAAGAATGAAGGATTATCAACAGGTTTTCAAAGATTAGATAATTATATCTCATTGAAAAGAAAAATGTTGATTTCTGTTATAGGTTCACCGGGTTCTGGTAAATCTGCATTTACTAATCTTGCATTTCTAATGAACCCTTTTGAGGATAACTTTAATACTAACAAGGTAAAACTTAAGATAATACTTTTTTCTATGGAGAGAAGTATTGTTTTTAGTTTTGGTAAGTGGATGTGTTTAAAGATATTCCAAGAACAAGGGGTAGATTTAGATTTAGGAACCTTACTAGGTTGGTATAGAAACAAAAAGCTTACACCTGATGGATTTAAGTATGTAGAAATGTATGAAGATTATTTTACTAATCTGCAAAATACATTAGATATATACGAAGGTCAAAGAAGTCCTAATGATATATTCAGAATTGTAAAAGGTTATTCAGAAGCTAATGGTAAAGAAACAAACATTACAGAATTCAAGAAGAAATATGTTGCAAATGATCCAAATGAACACGTTATTGTAATTGTAGATCATATTGGTTTAACTAAACCTATTAAAGATTACCCTACTAAGAAACAAGCAATTGACAGATTAGTAGAACATTTGCAATACTTTCGAGACCATTTAGGATATACTTGTATAGCTGTAAGTCAATTAAACCGTGATTTAAGTAATCCATTGTATAAAAAAATGGACAGTTTTGAACCACATCTTGATAACATCAAAGAAACTGGTAATTTAGGTGAAGCTTCTGATATAGTATTAAGTTTATTTGATCCTATTAGATATAACACAACTGATAAGAACTATGGTGATGTAGAGAAGTTCAGAAGTAATATCAATGGTCACAAGTACTTTAGAAGTGTAGCTATCCTAAAGAATAGTTATGGTATTGATGGTGCATCAATAGGAACAGTATTTATGGGTCAAAATGGTTTATTTAAGGAATTACCCAAATCTTCAGAAATAAAAGATTGGCAACAAAAGGATTATGATAGCATATTTAATCATACATACTTCCTACAAAAACCATTAATACCATTAGAAAAAGCAATAAGAATTTAGTATATTTGTAACAAATAAATAAACAATGAACAGATTAGATTTTGGTAAAGTTTTGGTAGTTGGACCTTCGGGTTATGGTAAAAGTTTCTTAAGCAAGACAGCTGATTTTGACAAAACAGGTTTTGTAAATAGTGAACAGAAACCATTACCATTTAAAGGTAATTTTAAATTTACTGGTAGACCTAAGAGTTGGGCTGGGTTCTTAAAGAATATTGAAGATTTTGGGAATAATCCTGATATCACCAATATTATTGTAGATTCTCAATCAATGGGTTTTGATATGTTGCATAATGAAATGCAACAAAATTTTAAAGGATTTGATGTTTATAGCAATTATAACAAACAATTAGCAAGGTATTTTGATTTGATTAGAGCTGTACAAAAAGATGTAATTGTTCTTAGTCATGATGAAACTGTAGTTGAACAAGGTTATAAGCAAAGAAAAGCTAAAGTTCAAGGGAAACAGTACGAAGGCAGAGTTGAAGCTTACTATACAGTTGTATTATTTGCAGATAAGAGAATTAAAGAAGGTAAACCTGAATACTTTTTAAGAACATTTGCAGAAGATACAAGTTCTAAAACACCTGAAGGATTATTTCCTGATAAAACAGGTAATAATTTATTGGAAATAGCAAACGATGCTAGTTATATTTTTAAATCATTAGAAGATTATTATAGTTAAACAATTAAATTAAATAAAAATGCAAGTAAAAAAGAACGAATCGAAAGAAAGAAAAATGATGGTGGGTATTGGCGAAGTGCAAATACTAGGTTTTAATCCAAGTCGTGAAGAATTGGATAATATTCTTGGTATTGAACGTGATGAAGATTACGAAGCTAAACCTGAATTTGAATATTTTAAAGAAGGTGTAGAATTAAAGCAAAAAGATGAAGATGGCAATGAAACAGATAGTATCTTTTGTGATCAGCTAAATGTAACTGTTTGGGTTAAAGAAGTAAAAAGTGGTGAAAAACTACCTATTAACTTTACCCTTTATAAAACTGAAGATATTAGTAGAACAGGTAAGTATAAGTTCGTAAATCAACACGGTAAATCTATTTATTGTGATGATGAAGCTAACTTAAGTGAATATTTTACTAATACACCAGGTAAAGTTAAACAACCTTTGGCTTATAAGAAAGCTTATAAAGGTGAAGCTAATTTGCTAGAATTCTTGGCAAGTTGGACAGGAATTAATCCTTTTGATACAGAATCAAGTTTGTTCCCTGAAGACACTAAGAAGTTTTGGACAGGTAACATGAAAGAACTTAATAGCTTGGTTATTGATTTTAGTACAAATACAGTAATGTGTAATTTTAGTGTAAGAGTTAAAGAAGTTACTGATAATGATGGTAATACTGAAACTAAAGAATACAACCGTATTGAAACAAAAGGTTTTTGTAGTGGTCACTATATGAAGTTCTTTAGACAATATGCTAAGAATAACTTTGATGGATTGCATACAAAAGCTAAGATGGGTAATACAAGTATGTATCAATTAGCTAAGTTTGTAGAAGATATCTATGGAGAATATGGTGTTAAGAATTTCACTTTTAAAGGTGAACTTACTGAATATCAAGAAGGTATGAATCCTGTAAATGCTGAAAGTGCAGTAGTTACAGACACTAATGCTGATTATTAATTGTTTATTTTAACAAGAAGCCTCAGTAGAAATACTGGGGCTTTTTTATTTTTGTACTATGAAAGTAAATAAGAATGTAGATTACAGTACAATGATAAATGAATGTTTGGATGATGCAGATATTCTTTATTATTATATTGGTCATAAGGATAGGTTATTTTGTTCTCCTTTAAGAACTGATAAACATCCTTCTTGTAGTCTTTATTATTCTTCTACTGGAAAGCTAAGATTTAAGGATCACGCAACAGGAGATAATCTTTCTGCAATTGCTTTTGTTCAAGAACTATATAAATTAAGTTACCCTGAAGCAGTAAAGAAGATTGTAGCTGATTTTGGGTTATATGGTGAAAAGTTTAATGCAAAACCAATACTTAAAGAATATGTAAAACCTGTAAAACAAGCTGTAGACATTAAGATTGTACCCAAAAAGTTTACTGATAACGATTTGGAATATTGGGATAGCTTTGGTATTAGCTTTGAAACATTGAAATTGTTTAATGTTTATTCTGTAGAAAGTTTGTGGGTTAAAAAGAACCCATTTCCTATCAAGAAGAATGAGTTATGCTTTGCATATTATTTCCCTAAATCTAATCACTTAAAGATTTATTTCCCTACAAGATCTAAAGGTAAAAAGTGGTATAGTAATACTGATAACATTTGTGATGTTCAAGGTTATTACCAAATGGATATTAAAAACACTAATCCAGAACTATTAGTATTAACCAGTTCTATGAAGGAAGTAATGCTTTTGTGGGAATATGGTATAAAATCTATGGCTATACACGGTGAATTAGCAATATATGACAAAGATTTCATAAGACATGTCAAAAAGTATTGTAGTAATATCAAATCACTTTATGATTGGGACGAAGCAGGTTATAAAGCTTCTGAAAGATTATTAACTGATTTTGATATACACCCTATACCAAAACCTGATTATCTTAATTGCAAAGACGTATCTGACTGCTTTAAGGAGAATAAAGAAAAGACTATTGAATTTTTAAAAACAATAAAATGAAACTAGAAGAAGATATCTTAGTAGAAAATTTAATAAAAGACGTTATGCAAAGCAAGATTATAGTTTATAATGATGATGTGAATAGCTTTGAAAACGTAATAATTTGCTTAGTTAAATATTGTAATCACGATTACGAACAAGCAGAACAATGTGCTCAAATCATACACAATAAAGGTAAATATGCTGTAAAAACAGCTGATTTTAGCAAGTTAATACCTATTTGTGATGCTTTAGTAGAAAATGGTTTAAACGCAAAAATTGAATAATGGAAAATAAAGAAACACTTGAAGAAGCTGCTGAAAAGTATTGGGCTAAACAACCTTATAATCAAGATGCTTTTGAAGAAGGTGCTAAATGGCAAGCAGAGAGAATGTATAGTGAGGAAGATATGAAAGAATGTTGGAATGCTTGTTTTCAATTTCATAAACCAGCTGGTTTTGACAGCGGTATTAATTTTAATGATTTTATTGAACAATTTAAAAAGAAATAACATGGGAAAAGTAACAATAGAATTTGATACTGTAGAAGAAGCTACTGAAATAAGAGAAGCTTTAGATGGTTACAAATGGAAATTAGCCATGTGGGATTTGGATCAAGGGTTAAGATCAACCACTAAATATGGTACTAGTTTAATTAATACAAAAAATAGTGCTACTACTGAAGAAGTTGAAATAGCAGAAAAATTAAGAGAATTAATAAGAGAATGTTTATCAGAGTATAATCTTAAATTAGAATAATATGAAACAAACAGCAGTAGAATATCTATTTGAGCAGTTATGGGAAACACCTAAAGATAAGTTTAATTGGTATTCAATACTTGAACAAGCCAAAGAAATGGAAAAGGAGCAGATAATTGATGCTTATGATAAAGGCGAGTTTAATCAAGGGTGTAATGAAGATGCAGAACAATATTACAACGAAAACTATAAATCAGAATAATATGACAATAGAAAAATGGCTATCAAATGTTGAATA